ATGGATTTTGCAGCAGGTGACGACATCATTGATGGTGCTGACATTACATCTACAGGCTTCTGTGCCGCAGGTACTAATGGTCAGACTAACACAGTTGTCGGAAGTGCAGCTTCAACTTACACACAATTTATCACAGCGACTGATACTATTGATTGTAAGATTGCAGGTGCAGCTCCTGCGACAGGTAGACTAAGAGTATACGCAACAGTTATTGACCTCTCAGGTCATGGCTTAGACGATGCTCCTGCTGATGTCGATAGAGACCAATTAGCTTAATTAGCTAGATATAGGGTGGCAGGGAAACTTGCCATCCTTTTAACACGAGTTTATTATGGCAGAAACATTCCTTACACATACAAATAGAGTTATAGCACGATTAAATGAAGTGCAGTTAACATCTTCTGATTTTGCTTCTTCACGAGGTATACAGACACAGTGTAAGAATGCTGTCAATGAAGCTGTAAGATATATCAATCAAAAAGAATTTCAATACCCTTTTAACCATACCACAAAAACACAAACACTTACAGCAGGAACAGTTAAATATAGTATTCCAACAGATGCTAAAACTGTAGATTACAACACATTTAGATTAGTAAAAGATAGTGATTTAGGTGTAAGTGGTGGAAGATTATCAATACTTAATTACAATGATTATGTAAATTCTTATATAACACAAGAAGATGAAATAGTTACAACAACATTAAGTCAATCTCATACTGATTCAGTTACAACAATTACAGTAGCTAGTACGACAGGTTTTGATAGCACAGGAACTTTACACATAGGTAACGAACAAGTTACATATACAGGCACAACAAGCACAACATTTACAGGTGCTACAAGAGGTGCTAATTCAACAACAGCATCGGCACATGATAGTGGTGTTCAAGTAGCACAGTTTGATAGAGGTGCTATACCATCTTATGTAACTAGAACACCTGACAATAATTATATTCTTTATCCTTACCCCAACAAATCTTTTTCTATAAAATACGACTACTTTACATTTCCTAGTGATATGTCAGCACATGGTGACACAACATCTATACCTGACAGATTTGCACCTGTAATAGCAGATGGTGCAACAGCTTTTGTATATCAGTACAGAGGTGAAACTCAACAGTACCAATTAAATATGCAAAGATTTGAACAGGGTATTAAAAACATGCAGACATTGCTAGTTAATAGATTTGAATATGTTAGGTCTACATATATACCTAGAACAGGATATTCTAATACAGCAGATATACCATTAAGGTTGACGTAGTATGCCTGACCAATCGCAATCATCACCTTTTAGTTTTGCATGTCAGGGTGGGTTAGTTTTAAATCAACCTACATTTAATATGCAACCCGGTCAAGCATTGGAACTACAAAACTTTGAACCTGATATTGATGGTGGTTATAGAAGAATAAATGGATTTAGAAAATATGTAAATCATATTGTACCTCAAACATCTGCATCAACAGAAAAAGTATTAATGGTTGCAGAGTTTGCAAATAAAATTATTGCAGCAAGAGGTCAAAAAATATTTAGTTCTGCATCTACTGAACTTGCTACAGCGATAGCATCAGGAACAGGCATGACAGGTTCAGGAACTATAACTGTAGACAGTACAACAGGATTTAGTTCTAGTGGAACATTACAAATTAATTCAGAAATATTTACTTATACAGGTGTTACATCAACAACTTTTACAGGTGTAACAAGAGCACAGAGTTCTACAAGTGCTGCAGCTCATGCTATAAATGATGTAGTATCAGAAAGTTGGACAGAAAGAGATGCAAGTCGTTCTAGTGCAGGTAAATATAATTTTGAAAGATTTAACTTCGATGGTAATGACAAGATAGTTGTTGTAGATGGAGATAATGCACCAACAGTGTTTAATACATCTATAGCAGCAACAGATGTATCATCAGGTGGTAGTGGAGAAGTTAGTGTAGCAGTTACAGGTGCTAAATTTGTAACAGCTTTTAGAGACCACATGTTTTATGCAGGTATGTCTAGCACACCACAGGAGTTAGTTTATAGTGTGCCATTTGATGAAGATGACTTTGCAACAGGTAGTGGTGCAGGTAGTGTAAAAGTTGATGATACTATCGTAGGATTAAAAGTTTTCCGTAGTGATTTATTTATATTTTGTGAAAATAGAATATTTAAACTATCAGGAAGTTCACAAAGTAACTTTGCAGTAGAGCCTGTAACAAGAAATATAGGTTGTGTAAATGGAGACACAATACAGGAATTTGCAGGTGACTTAATATTCTTAGGACCTGATGGATTACGCACAGTCGCAGGTACAGCAAGAATCGGTGACGTTGAAATTGGTACAATTAGTCGTGCTGTACAAACTGAAATAGATGATAATATATTAGATTCTGATTTATTTGAGTCTATTGTTATACCTGATAAAACACAGTATAGATTATTTTTTAGTAATAGCACAGATGCTGAAGCACAGACTAAAGGAATTATATGTGTTTTAAAAGGACAACAGTTTGAGTTTGCAAAATTAAAAGGTATCAAACCATCAGCTACAGATACATTTGTAGAAACAGGAGATGTAAAAGCAATACATGGTGGTTTTGATGGTTATGTTTACAGGCAAGAAAAGGGCAATGATTTTGATGGAACGGCTATAGATGGTAAGTATAGAAGTCCTGACTTAACATTTGGAGACCCCGGAGTTCGTAAACATATGCAAAGGGTCATCTTAAACTATGCACCTGAAGCATCTATCAGTGCAGATTTATTTTTAAGATATGATTATGAAAGTGGTGAAGCTGCAAGACCTGCTGCATATCCATTTGATTCATCTAAAGTATCAGCAGTTTATGGTACAGCCACATATGGCACAGCCACATATGGTGGTGCAACACAACCTTTAGTAAGACAATCTGTTGAAGGTTCAGGATTTGCAGTAGCACTTAGAGTTAATGATAGTGGAACTACTGCACCATACTCACTAAAAGGGTTTGGATTAGAATATCAAGTAGGAGCAAGAAGATAAATGGGAGCAACGTATACAAGACAGTCTACATATACTGATGGTGACGTTATACAGGCATCCGATACTAATAACGAATTTAATCAGTTATTAGCTGCCTTTGCCGCAAGTACAGGACACACACATGACGGCACTACTGCTGAAGGTGGTCCTATAACAAAACTATTAGGCACATCTATAACAATAGGAGATGGTACAGCAGGTACAGATATAGCTGTAACTTTTGATGGTGAAACATCAGATGGTGTTCTTACTTGGATGGAAGATGAAGACCACTTTAAATTTTCAGATGATATAGTAATAGATAGCACTAAAAAATTATATTTAAATGATGCAGGTGGAGAGCATATAAGTGGCGATGCTACAGATTTAACAATAGCATCAGGAAATGATATTAATCTAACGGCAACAACAGATATTAATATACCAGCTAATGTTGGTTTAACTTTTGGTAACGATGCAGAAAAAATAGAAGGTGACGGAACTGACTTAACTGTCTCAGGTAATAATATAAATCTTACAGCAGTTGCAGATGTAAATATTCCATCAGGTGTAGGACTAACATTTGCTACAGCAGAAAAAATAGAATCAGATGGTACTGATTTAAGTATAACTGTTGGGTCAGGTGGTGATATTAATATACCTGCCGATATAGGATTGACATTTGGTGATGATGGAGAGAAGATAGAAGGTGATGGTACAGACCTTACTATAACAGGTAATAATATTAATTTAACTGCTACGGCAGATGTTGTAGTTCCAGCAGATGTAGGTATTACATTTGGTAGTGGTGAAAAGATTGAGGGTGATAATACAGATTTAACTATTACATCAGGTGCTAAGATAAATCTAACAGCTACTTCAGATGTACATATACCAAACAATGTTGGTGTTGTATTTGGTGGTGACAGTGAAAAGATTGAAGGGGATGGTACAGATATGACTATCTCTGCAAACAATCTTACAGTAGACGCAGTAGCAGATATTACTTTAGATGCAGGTGGTGCTAATGTTGTATTTAAAGATGATGGCACATCTATTTTAGACATAGCTAATAATTCAGGTGATGCAGAATTAACAGTTAGCACAGCAGATAAAAACTTTGCTATAAAAGGTACAGATGGTTCTAGTGCAATAACTGCTCTTGACATTGATATGGCACTAGCAGGTAAAGCTACTTTTAGTGGTGACGTAGTTGTAACAGGAGACTTAACTGTAACAGGTGATGACCTAACTATGGGTACAAATACTAGTGGTCATATTATGGTTGCAGATGGCACTAACTTTAATCCTGTAGCAGTATCAGGTGATGTAACTATAGCATCAAATGGTGCTGTAACAATAGCAAATGGTGCAGTAGAAACTGCAATGGTAAATGCAAATGTTATTACAGGACAAACAGAAATTACATCTTCTGATGTTGATATTACAAATGATGATGTTCTTATTCACGATAATAGTGCTAGTGCTTTAAGAAAAATATCTGTTACTAATCTTATATCTAGTGCAGGTGGTTTGACAGAAGTTTTAGCAGACACATCGCCACAACTAGGTGGTAATTTAGATACTAACTCACATAACATACTTATTGATGATGCTCACTTTATTGCAGATGAAAATGGTAATGAACAGATTATATTTCAAACCACAGCATCTGCTGTCAATCAAATTGATGTAACAAATGCTGCAACAGGTAATGCACCTGAAATATCTGCAACAGGTGGTGATACAAATATTAGTTTAAAGCTAACACCAAAAGGTTCAGGTCAAGTTTTACTAGATGGTAATGTTGGAATTGAATCAGGTACTATTGATTTAAAGAACTCAGGTTCAAGGTCTAAAATTAATTTTTATTGTGAGTCAGGCAATGCTCATGCACAGGCACTTCAAGCTGCACCACACTCAGAAAGTGCATCAAATACTTTAACACTACCAAGTACAGGTGGTGACGTTGATTTAGTTTCAACAGCATCGACTGCTACACTTACAAACAAAACATTAACAAGTCCAAAGATAAATGAAGACGTAGCACTTACAGCAACAGCAACAGAATTGAATTTACTTGATGGTGTGTCAGGTTTAGCACAAGCTGATTTTACTAAACTTGCTGCAGTTGATTCAACAGCAACAGAACTTAATATTGTAGATGGTGATACATCTGTAGGTACAACTGCTGTTGCAGGGGGTGATGGTATTGTAACTAATGACAATGGTACAATGCGACAAACCTCTGTTGATACGTTTGATACGTACTTATCTGCAACAACAAAAACATTAACAAATAAAACTTTAACTACACCTACATTAACAACACCAATAGCAAACGCAGGTATACAGTTAAAGAATGGTTCTACTTCAGCAGGATTTTTAGAGTTCTTTGAAGATAGTGATAATGGTACAAATAAAGTAACTTTGATAGGTCCTTCATCTACATCAGATATTACTTTAACTTTACCAAGCAGTGCAGGTACAGTAGCAACTACTGCATCAGCTGCAGATGAAGCAACAGCATTAGCTATTGCATTAGGATAATGCTTGACAAACAAGCAATTTTCGTGTATAATTAAACAAACAAGGAAAGATAAATGGCAAATACATTTAAGGTAGTAAATTTTGCTGCAGAACCTGCATCTTCAGGTACACCATATGTTGTGTATACTGCAGGTAGTGGAGTAACTGCAATCGTTCTTGGTTTAGTTTTATCTAACATACACACATCACAAGTTACAGCGACTGTAAGACTAGTTAGTGATACAGCTAACAGAGCAGTAACAAATAACACAGCTAACGGAACAAGTATAATTGTAAAAGATGCACCTATTCCTGTTGGTTCAGCGTTAGAATTGATGTCAGGTAATAAAGTAGTGTTAGAAACAACAGACCAAATAACAGTAGATTGTAGTGTAGCAGATAAATTAAGTGGCACATTGAGTATTATGGAGATAACCTAATGCCTTATGTAGGAAATAGTCCAGCAAGTAATTTTGCATCTGTAACTAAAGATACATTTAGTGGAGATGGAAGTACAACTGCTTTTACATTATCTAAAGCTGCGACAACAAATGGAGTTGCAGTCTTTGTAGAAAACGTAAGACAAGAACCTACAACAGCGTATGCAGTCAGTGGTACAACATTGACATTTACTGCTGCACCTGTAAGTGCTAGTGGAAATAATATCTATGTGTTACATCACAACGCACCTGCAAGTACAGCAACACATCCTGCAGGACAAGACTTAACTGCGGCAAATACTACTCTTACTGGAGATGTAACAATAGGAAGTGGCACTGCAGCAGATAGAAAAATATTATTTGATGGCAACGCACAAGACTATCATATTGGATTAGATGATAGTTCAGATTCTTTAATAATAGGAAAAGGTTCTGCATTAGGTACAACTTCTCATATTGTTACAGATGCAAGTGGCAGAGTAACTAAACCATTAACTCCATATTTCTTTGGTGGTAGAAATTCTGGACAAACAGGTAGTGGTAGTGATTTTGTTTCTACTGTTGTTACAACTAATAGAGGAAGTCATTATAATACAAGTAATGGTAGATTTACTGCACCAGTAGCAGGTGATTATTTTTGTTCATTTAAAAGTTTTTCATCTCCACAAGATTTAACTTCTGCTCATTATGCAGTTGAAATTAGAGTAAATGGTTCTACAAAATCTCAGTTTTATTTTTATCATAGTGACAAACATTTCCCTATTGCGTTTTCAGAGGTAATCAATCTTAGTGCTAGTGATTATGTAACTCATTATATTGCTGGAAGTTTAACTGTATATGGAACTGACCAAACATACGCAACGCAAAGTTTTTATTTGCTTGGATAAAATAACAGAAGGAAAAAATATGGCAGATTATACTATAAAATTAACAGACACAGAGGACAAAGCAATGTCTTACTGTGCTTTGTCCACTCAAGAGTGGGCAGACAATTCTATTAAAGCAAGAGCAAGAGTAGCTATTGATGAAATTGTTACATTAAATATGACACATTGCAATGCTAATGGAATAACGATAGCTACAGGAGAAGATGCACAAGTTGCACAAGCCTTTACATTGGGCGTTGTAAAGACAGCTAAAGAACGTAATGATGAAGCTGAAAAGAATAAACTAGAATAGGAAAACTAAATGCCGTACATAGGAAAAACAACAGACGGATTTGGAGTACGAAATAGGTTCGTATACCTAGCTTCAAGTGGTGACACATCCGTAAGTGGAGCAGATGCCAATGGTGCTACTCTAACATTTACAGATGGTGCATACGTTGATGTGTATCTCAATGGTATTTTACTAAAACCAACAACAGACTATAACACAAGCACTGCTAACACAATAGCAGGTCTATCAGCACTCAATACAAATGAT